AGCTGCCAGCCGTTACAGCCGTATTGGCAAGCTTGTCAGCCGTAACCGCGTCATCAGCGATGTAAGCCGTTGCAATTGGCGTGCCGTTCCAAACACCAGTTGCGATCGTTCCAACACTGGTAAGGCTGGAGGCAACAACAGCAGCGCCCAAGCTTGTTGCGTCAAGAACTTTCGTGCCAGCAATGCGAAATTCTTTTGCACTTGCAATATTCAGGTGTTCGCTAAATGTCCACGCATCAGTTGCGTTAATCCAATTAATAGTTTTGTCTGTGGCACCTTTTAACGTAATTCCACCGCCATCAGCCGTTACATCAGTAGGGGTCGAAACCTTCCCTATTTCAATATTCTTGTCTTCAACAACCAACGTAGTCGAATCGATTGTTGTTGTTGTGCCGTTGACAGTTAGATCGTTTGTAACCGTAAGGTTGTTAGCAATCGTGATGTCATTCGCAAGCTTGTCACCGGTTACAGCATCATTTGCAAGCTTGGCAGTTGTAACCGACCCATCAGGCGGCGCAGAGGCTCCTGACGCTGCACTCGTTACCCGGCCTTGAGCATCAACTGTAATGTTGGCTGTCGTGTAAGAACCTGCGGTAACACTTGTATTAGCAATCTTTGCCGCAGTTACAGCATCATCTGCAATTTTTACGGTAGTAATTGCATTGTCTGCAATATTTGCAGTAGTTATTGGGTACGCATTGATTTGACTCCACGGCGTATAGGCCAATGAAGTCCACACAGCAGAGCCGTTTCCTACTTTCCATTTGCCAGTATCCGTCTCGTATCCAAGCTCACCATTGAGTAGCGTTGGGTTTTCAGACGACCAATTTGATGCCGTATCACGGCGTTGCTGCATCAATGACTTGATTGTGATGCTCATGAGTCGCCCCCGTTAAAGATGTACTGCCTGGCCGGTGTGGCTGACGCTGTAAGCGCATCAGCAATGTAAACGGCTGCTGACCCGTCTGCACCCCCGCCATCAAGGTTGAAATCACCTTGCTCAACAGAATGGCTTATAAGTTCAACTTCAACCGTAAACCGGTCATATGAAACATCTGCAATACTTGGCGGGCTTGCATACCTCCAAGCCGTATTGCCAAGCACTGGCACTGGCTCTGCACCGCTGTAATCGCCCCATAAAGCATTTGTCCCAAAGAAAAAGTCATAAGTTCCTTTAGCCGCTAAATAATGCGCTGTTATAAGGTTCATGTTCGTTTCCGTTAAATGCGAAAACGTAAGCTGCAAATTTTGATTTACAAGTCTGCTTCCTCTCCTGAAATTTGTTGTCGCACCGCTTAGCGCCATTTGCCGAGCAACAGGAACATCCCCAACGGAATAAACCCGGACACTTGGCGACAGCGAAGGGAAGAAATCCATCTTTAAGCTAAAACGCTCAGCAGAGCCACTTCTATGTTAAACCGACCTGTCACCCCACCTTGCTCAACAGAAAACGCGCCTGCATATTGCCATTGATAATTTGATGCACTTACAGGCACAGCTGAGTAACCGGACCAAACCACACCAGGCAAATCGAAAGCAATCAACGAGCCTTGCTGGCCAGAATAATGATTAGTAATTAAATTGGCTTGAGTTTCGGTCAACGCGACATAGCCAAGAGTTAGCAAATGCTGCGCTCCTTTTGTTTCGTTAAACAGGAAGCGAACATTGATACCGCTAGGCCCTCCATAAGTTGCTTGCGGAAAATTGCCAAGAGTTAGCTGTCTTGAGTTTGGTGTTAATGCAGGAAAATCAGCCATTAGACAACCTCAAAAGCAGTGTTCACAACGTCGTTGCTTATCAATGAAATACCACTTCCATTAACAGGGAAGTGCATTGCCAAGATGCTCGTAGTGCCGTTTGAAGCATGCTCAATGCTTGTAACTTGATAGGTTTCAATTTCTGTTCGATCATCCCCTGTAGTGTTAACCCTTTGCCGTTGCACTCTGATTATTTGCGTCGGAATTAAAGAGGTGGTCAGCAAGGGCACGTCAAAACTAATCGTATGTGTGGAATGCTTTCGTCGTGACAATTCGTATTTAGCGTAAATTTCTGCGTGTTCTTGGTTTGTGCAAAAATCTGTCATATCAAATTGCTCTGTTGGTGCGTCATTGGCAGTCGTTGAAAACCGCACAGTTTTTGTACGTTGCCCACCGATTTCTTGAGCAGAAGATTCTCTGAAAATTACTGAAACATTAAAGTCTCGCCTTTGCGCTTGGTCAAAGTAAACCTTTGCAAATGAACCAGGCAAAATATCAGCTTCGGTAAACGTCTTAACAGGCGTTAACGCAGAAACGTTTATATTGTTACTTGATAACGGCAACAGGGGCTGCAAACTGTAGCGCCCATTTTTAGAAATAAATGAAAGCAAAAAGAATGGTGCCATGCTTGTCACGTATTCCACGACGTTTACAGACTGATCAATAACGCCGTTAAAAAAAGCTTTTATATTTTGCGCAAAAGTAGCCAGTGCCTGCAAATTTGAAGTATCAATAGGCTGTGAGATTGATGCGTTATTTGGGTTTGCTCTTTTAATCAAAGCAAACAAGTGCATCGCTAAGTCAACAAATTGATTGCTTGGCCCAGCTGTTGACAGCCCTTGACTATACAAAACAACATCTGCACCATTTTCGTAAAAAACAGAAAGCTGGCGGGTAGTTTTTCTCGGCTGTCCCTCTTGAAAAGCATCAAATATATTGCCCTCAATTTCTAAAAATGTAATGTCAGAAAAAACTGTAAAATCATAAGAAGAAGGGAACGACGTAGGGTCAGCAACTGCACTTATGCTTGATTCTCTTTCTATGCCATAAAGTTGGCCTGTGCTGGCAGGATTGCTTACATTCGTTTGCTTGTTTACAGTGCCTTCAGGAAATATTATTACGACCGGTTCATAAGTGCCATATACAATAAAAAAGAAATCAGCAGCGGGGCCAAGATATGTCCCAGGGGCTTGAAATACAATTGTAGCGCCTACAGGGTCTCCCCCTACAAGCTGCGAATTAGAAAAACGAGAATTAAATCTATACGTAAAACCAACTCCGCCAGGGAAACTACCGCCTGCCCAAAAACCAGCAGTCCTATCAATGCCTGTCGCAACCTCATAAATTCGAATTTCTGTTCCTGGTACCGTCCAAGTTGTGTTTGTCGTATCACCTTCACCGCGCACAATATCGCGAGTGCCTGAATATGAAGCAGGCCGAACAGGATTGACTCTGGATATGAACCCTTTTGGCGAACTAAACGCTGATGTATAATTAGCAGTTTCAATATCACAAAATATTTTACCGCTTGTTATTGGGCAAACATTTTTAGCTGCTGCCATTTGAGCTTGGCTTTTATAATATTGAGTTAAAGTTGGCGCTGTGATATTAGGCAAAAACTTAAGAGCAACACTACCCACAAATGCCTGCTGGATGCTTGGAGTTGTTGCGACATTGCCCTGGCTTATGGCATAAAGAAATACCCCTTCAAAGCTATACGAACCCTGTTTGAGTAAATCTGGCTGAATCCAAGTGCCGCCATATTTAGCGCTGCTAATCGTAACGCGCTTGCAGAATAACAATGGGACAGTATCACCAGCTTGTGCAATGTCTTGCTGTGGTCCTACGCTGCTAGCGTTAATGGAGGCAGCATTTTTTCTTTGCGCTGGAGAACCATCCCGTTCTGCAGATGCACCGGCTGGAACTTGTTTCTTTTGCTCTCTTGCCTTGCGGTTTTTCTTTTTCTGAGACTGTTGCCTTAAAGCATTAGCCAGCAGCTGTTTAAAGCCGTAGCCGCGAACTGATTGTCTACTAACCTTACTCATCGCGTGCGCTCCTTATAAAAAATTAAACTCAAGTTTGATGGCTCGTTAATTATTTCTGCACTGTGCGTTTTGACTCCTTCAATCGTTTCGTTGTCTGCGTTCCGATAAATTAAATTTTTGCCATCATAAAAAATTCGAGCATTTTCAATCATCGAACCATCAGAGCATTCTACCGTGCATAAATGAGCAAGCATCGTTTCTTCAGTCATACGTTAGTAGGAATTGCGTGATAAGAGCGCATTAACATGCCAGGGGCAACTTTTTTAGTTGGAACTTGTGCTTTTAGTGTATCAATGGCCGGGTTGACAGTCCAGCCAATTGCTTCATCAGAAACCTTAGCGGTTGCAATGCTGCCGATATAACGACTGATTAGCTGAGCACTGCCGGAATCAAAAACCGCTTTACCTGCATCTTGAATATACAGAGAAGCAACAACCAAGTTACCCGCACCAATTGCAGCATCTGTAATGTCAATCAATTCAGCTGTTGCAGCCATTTCCACAGTTAAATCATTTAACTCTGATGCAAGCGTAGAGCCAAAGCCATCAATATCAAAAGCTAAATACCTATATTGCCCAGTTGCTTCAGAATCAGCAGAAAGCAGCTGAGCCTCAGGGTAGAAATTTTGCCATTGCTTTGTAGGTGTTCGGTTGCCTGAACCATCTACAACTGATGTGCGATCAGCAAAATATTCAAGAAAGCAGAGAATGTCGTAAGTAATTGCCATCAGTCGAAACCTACCCCTGTGCGTACAGTCCCATCACTCATCAAGAACTGTAAGGTTTGCTCAACACCGGCTTGCACAGCTTGGCTCATGTCTTGCATTGTTACATAGTTTTGGCCACCCATTTGAGTCACAGGCCCTGTCTGAATGTTTACGCTTGCAGAGGATGGGGCAACAACACCACCATCAGCAAAACCAGGGATGGCACCAGTCCCGCGCTTGCCTGACAAGAAATTAGCAGCAAAACCAGCCGCCTTGCTTTGCGGGATGATGTACTCAGGTTCACCGCCTTCGCCAATAAGCCCAAGTGTTGGGCCTTTAACCATGCCGCCTTTAGCAAAGGCTTTGAAACCTCCTTTCCAATAAGCACCAGCCGCTGCGCCTTCTGTTGTTGTTGTTGAACTAGATGAGGCTTGAGCTGCTCTTGCTGCATTCAAATTTCTTTGCGCAGTTGCTGCTCTATTAATTTGATTAGCAGCATTTGACGCTTGAGTGGCAACTTGAATAAACATGTGCGCTGATTGCTGTGCATTGTGTGCGACTTGCCCGGTCCCTGTTGCTAGGTTTTGCGCGTTTGTATTGCTATTGGAAAGTTCATTTTTTA